AACCAGGTAGGAGAGAGACTCGGAGGAAAACTGGAGACGCTCTTCATCCGTGACATAGACATAGGTCATCTGAATGCGTGGCTGAAAGGCCCATGATTGAAGAAGAGGGGCGGGAGTTCCAATATCCGTCAGAAATTGATTAATGGCCACATCGCTAATGTCGGACACGGAGGTATAATAGACATTGTCAGGCTGTGAGGGGATCGGAGACGGATGAAACTCGTATCCTGGCGCGACTTGAACACCGTTTCGGTCAAGGATGCGATAGAGTTCGCGAATAGGGCGCAGGGTAATCTGAATTTCACACTCGTGATACTGGAGTGCCACGAGTGGAAGGGCCTCAAAGGTGGATTCTGCAAACCAGAAGGGGAGGGGAACCGACATGCGTCGGCCTGCGATGGAGGGGCGGTTTACATTCGGTGGGGTGGTAGTAGACCCTGTAGGACCGTTGTTATTATACACCGTGGGATAACCCGATCCCGTAGAGCCACCATTATAGAGTCCATTGGCGGGATCATAGAGTTCGGGAACATCTCCAATGAGCGTCTGCCATTTCTGATACGTGCGTGAATCCATATCACACTGCGCCTTAGCAATCAAATAATCGCCACCGCATTCCTGGATTTTTTGACCACCGATGAAAAAAGCCATGTTCTGAATGATATGACAGCCGATATACCGCGTCCATGCAAAGTTATATTGGACCTGTCGGCCTGATGCGGTGGGTAGGTTGACGAACTTGGAATAAATATCGGGCAGTTCAAAGACAAAATAGATGTCACGGACGAGATCGGCGATGCGCTGGATCTTAAAGCGAACCTGGACGGGCTGATCATAGAGGAGATCCTGGGGGCCATCCATGGCGAATGTGACGGATTCCTCCGCAAAATGCGCATATTTCTTGTAGGTTTTATAGAAATAGGTGAAATCGGGATTACCGCTCAGAAGGACATTTTGTGCTCCGTAGGCGACGAGAGAAAACAATCCGCCACCTGGCATTGGTTTTACTAGTATGTATCTACATCCTTTAGTATCCTCAGTGGAGACGTTCCGTCCCCACACCCCTATGGGGGCACTGCGCGCCCCTGTGGGGACACTTCGTTTCCCCACACCCCTCTCCCATGGATATGACGCATATCCCACTACACTTCATAGGAGAGCGATATGATCTACAAACATAACTCATTCAAGAGATAGATTTGTAAGAAAACATGATAGACAGTAGGTCACGGTTAACACTCTAACATAGTGAACAATGGGGGTCACGGTAGACAATGGGGTAGAATTCACATCCTCTCCTAGGGAGAGGGGTATGGGGACGCGAAGTGTCCCCATAGAGGGGTGTGGGGACGCGTGCGTCCCCACCTATTTGATCCACCACGTATCATCCAAATAAGGCGCAGCCGATGAATCCATCACATCGGAATCCATAGAGGACGAGGGACCCTCTGAAAGAAGTTGTTGAATTTCCGAATAGGACAGTGCATAATTAAAATATGTCAGACGGCTGAGATAGCCTTTCATCGCACCATATACATGAAAGCCGTGCTCATCCACCGAGGGAACGTGGGAGCGGTCCAATTTCAATTGACGCTGACTGAAGCAGATGATATCCTGATCATTCTGATAGGGAGTAAATCCATCAAACGAGTATCGTTTGGACAGGTTGCCGTTAATAAAGACATCCAACGCATTCTCATTACAACTGATGACCACATGAACCCACTTGGAGATCGGAAAGTTATCCACTTCCACGTAATTGTTCCAAGTGCGGTAGGTATTCATGTAGACACGAAGGGTATTCGTATCCGATCGCAAATAGACGCCGGGCGCTAAGAGGGGAAACTGAGAACTGTATCCCTTATGGAACACATGAAGCAGACCCTTCTCTTGGCGAAAGGAGGACGGGTTTACATTCAGAAAGAAGGAATAACTAAATTCGATTCCACTTCGCTCATTAGACGATAGCGAGATGGTTTTGGAACCTGGCACATTTGGATTCTGACCAATGATTTTCGTTCGCACATCGGTGGGAGATGTATTGGGAATGAGTTCTGTTCGATTCGCATGGAGACGATTCATATAGTTAAATAGCATTTCCACAAAGACAAATGAAAGATAGACACATCCCACCAAAACGACAGCATAGAGCGCCTGTGCGATCACATCCGATTGAACCACCCCTGTGATCATGGACAATGCTCCACTACTCACCTGCTCTGCCCGATTGGGGCTGCTTGCATTGTTGGAACGGGCTGCGTTACTCATCCCTTTTACTAGTTTGTATGATTTATTTTATAGAGACCGTGTGTAGGGTTTGGCGAGTTATGAGACACTCACGGAAAGAGAGAGTCCTGGTGCAAAGATAGACCCTAACCAACCTCCAAAGGATGTAATGGGTTCAGGGCCTGCCATATAGAGTTTGTGGACCGACTCGGGATTCAGTGCGGTATCATACATCGTCGTCGTAGAAATTTGTCCACCAAACCCACCGTAGTCCAAAAGGCTCGCAGAATATCCGCTGGCATCCACTTTGTATTGCGAGGGGAGAACACAGGAGCGGGCCAACTTTCCATCCGTATAGACGTCCACTGTCTTGGCATTCACGGACACCGTCAGATGAACCCATCGCTGGAGGTCGATTTCAGGTAGATCACACAAGGGGGCATCATTGATGCCAGGATTGTCCATGGAAAGAGTGGTGAAGAGGGATCGAAGAGAGCCCTTGGAGAGATCATCCTCCACACGGTGGGCATGTGGCGTTCCTTGATCATGTGTATGAAATCGGATGTGAAGTTTGGGGGTTCGTCCTCCCAGATAAATCCGAAAGGTGTCAAATCGCGGACCGCCTACACGCAAAATGGATTTCATCAATCCTGATCGGTAGGACCAATTGGATACATAGATCCATGTGGAGACTGTGAATTCTCCTCCTTCGAACAGTCGTGGAAGTTGATCCGCGCGGATAGTGATCGGCTGACTGGGGTCAACCGTGGCGGATCGGGTAGAAGAAATCAGAGAAGAGGGGGTTCCCATGCGCGGACCAAACAAATACTGATACAGATAATACATTCCCAGGAGACTTACAAAAACAAGCAAATAGGGAATCATGTAGTGAAGCGGTGCTGGTTCACGGGTATTTGCGTTCATGATCTGTCAGAGCCAAGGATAATCTTCTTGCATACCTTTAGGCATAAGGTGTGCTCCATTGTTTCATTCCATTCTGTGGGGGAGAGGTAAGGCCGCGACACGGTAAACCGGGGGGACATTGTGCCGATAACTTCGGAAAGGGTAGACTCATATCAATTGAATTGGCTTCCAGTATATTATGATTGCTATCCACATAGGACAAGTGAATCTTCTCCACATCGGTGGGGGTCATGCGGGTCCCCTCCACAATCACATGAATGACGGAGCCTCCTAATCCTTTATGTCCCACGGACAATGGGCTGCTGATGATGACAGGATAATTCTCTAGACGCTGGGAGGCAACAATGCGGTCACCATAGATCACATCAAATCGACGGCCCTCGCGAAGAATCGCGATGAACACCCACTTCTGCATGGGGATCGGAGGGAGGTCAATGATCTCCTCTTTTACAGAACCTTTCGTCGTTTTTACACGAAGACGGGCAGCACGTTGATTCTTTTCACGAGACCCTCCCATGAACTCTAGGAACCAATTGTTTTCCACTTGGATCAGGGGGACATATCGTTGTCCATGATGTGCCGTGCGATCACCGCCTTTTAGATGAAAGAATCCCATGACGGAGGACCCGCTGGAGCCCAAGATGGTTTTTTGTGTGATATCGGGTAGCATCACATCTGTCTTCTTATTCAAAGAGGTCATAGAGGGCAACACATCCTGTGGTCCTGATGGACGATACATGATCAAGTAGATCACATAGATGATACAGGCCAGGACGGCTGCTTGTAACAAAAGGGGAAGAATCTCCATCCTATCTACTTCTCTGAAGGGATTCCTACGAAGAGGTTCTTGCCATTGCGTTGGATGCTGCTGCGGATGCAGACGATACTGCGGCCGATGCAGTGGCCGATGCCTTAGAAAAAGAGGAGGATAACGAGCCCATAGAAGGCATCTTCTGGACCACATCGGAGAGAGGAGGGAAACTTGCGTCTCCACATGATGTGGAAGAGGGAATGGGCCCAAGGTTGAAGTCTTTCGCCGTAGAGAGAGGGGGTGTCGCCTCTCGTATTTCAGAGTAACTAAGGATGCGCCCCCATAGTTTCAATTGGCGTAAGGTGGCGAGACCTGGTATCGGAACAATGTCGCCTGTGATGTCCAAGGGTGCCGCCGCAAATCGCCGCGTCTTCACAAGTTGTCCATTTAGATAGACTTCCATTCCCTGCTCCATGATCACGGTGCTTAGCCGAAAAGGGGTTTGGACGGGAACGTTGGTAAGGATACTGGTTTCCATTCCGTGATTTTTATTCAACACGGACACGAGTAAATCATTTGTATCAGGCGTCAAGGCCACTGCCACATTATAGCGCTGTAGAATACCGAGGAGGGTTTCTCCTGAGGGTGTCTCTTTTAGGACTCCTCCGCGATGGAATAAGAGACGGGGTGTTTTAGAGAGGGCAAGCGGGTTCTCAATAAAAATATCGACATGGAACGAATATCCATAGGATTGGCTGCGAATGGGTAGAGTGGCATTCGGAAGAAGGGCAGAGGAAGAGGACCAGTAGAGAATTCCATCATCGAACCCTGGAACGGGAATGAGACCCGGAGTTCCAGGACGAAGACGAAAAATGGGCGTGATAAAGAAATGGACGAACAGAATGATAATGAATAAGACACAGAGGATGGCAAAGACGTAGGCGATCATATGAGAGATCTGAAATCCATTGGAGCCGTTAGAGGTTGTTGTTCCGCTGGTTGATCCGCTGGTTGATCCGCTTGTTGATCCGCTTGTTGATCCGCTAGTTGAAAAGATTCTTCCAAAGATTCCTGCTGTGCCTGCGGCTGTGCCTGTGACACCTGTGGCACTGGAAGAAGGCGCATTTGTATTTTTCTTTCCGAACATGCTCCCCATCCAAGAGGACTCACCCGCTTTGGGCTTCCACCAGGCAGAAGAACTTTGAACATCCCCTTGAGAGGCGATCCGTTTAATCTGATTGAGAACGGTGGCGTTCTTCTTTGGAGGCTCCGTTGCCATTTCTCTGATACTTCCTTTTGTTTTTGAATGGAGCATAAACACCCCTATCCGTGTAGGATTAATATGGCGACCCTACCGGACTGCACATTGACAACGGGATGCTTTCTCTTACAA